TTAACGCTTAGACACAGAGGCTTGTTGTTTGATTTCTTTTATACGTTTGCGTACTCGTACGTAATTGGCAGAGTCATAGTAGCATAGACTTACTATTAGACCCAACAGGAAACCTATAGCCCATACTTTAGGATTATCTTTAGTTTGGCTAATGGCTTTTAGATCTTCCAGGATCTCGTTGCGTATGTTGTTATAGTCTGCCATAGTGTGTGTATTTACTGTAGACTAGTTTGCGCTTCACATACGTACAAAAAAAAAGTTTTTTGTGCCGCTTCGCGGGATAGGGGTTGGGTAATATGTCGTCTGGTAAAACCATTGAAGATCCTGAAATGGCCAAATGGATCAGTGACGTACTCAGTGAAGGGCGTAGTAATAGGTTCTTGCTCATCGGGGATAGAACCGGGGGCTCGTCTGTTATTATTTCCGATTGGCGTTGGTGGGCAGACAATGAGAGAGTATTGAATGACTACTGTGATCTACATGGAATAGCCATAGAGGGCATGTTGCTCAAGTTTCCATCGGACAAAGTCATGACCTTGTTTATGCTACGTTGGGGCAATTAAATAAGTGCGTAGATATTGTATATATGAGTAAATTAGACGCATTAATTTTAAACGCCGATCCTTTTCCGCCTTTGGTATTCAAAACGCACTATGATGGGTTCAGTGATAGTGGTCGTTGGACCGAGATCTGTGAGGGCATCATGCGAGGGGCCGGGGGACATAACAGCTATTTGGAAGCAGGGGGCGCACAAAGTAGTGTACGCAATCAAACCAGTGCTCCGCATACTCTGGCCGTGTTCCAGCCCTTTTATCGTTGGCTTTGGCCCAAAATAGAAGAAGTCCTGTTCCTACAATGGGGACTGGAAAGTGAAGTCAAATACTGGATCAGCGACTCTTGGGTCAACTGTCATGATCGTGGGGGCAAGACTCTGGAGCATACACATGGCTATGCGTCAATGGCCGTGAGTACCTATATCACAGTACCCGAGAATTCGGGCAATCTTGAAGTATTAGATCCCTGCGAACCCATGTGGGCCATGCACTTTAGATCACACTATAGAGAACGTGCGCCATCGGGTTGGAGACCCATTGAAATCAAAGCAGGGGATGTCTGTATGTTTCCCGGGTGGCTACAGCATCGCACAGAAGAACATAGAGGGGCCAAGGGTGACATACGCTGGGTCTTGACTACCAATATACTCTGCGTTAATCACAGCCGTAGCAATCGCGGCAATCAGTGGCATCCGGACGGCCTATGATCGAACACCTATTACAGGATCCGGGATATAGGCGTGCTCGTGACTCGGGCTCGTGGTGGGTATGGCCTGCTCCTTGTAGTATAGAACCCCCTAGTTGGGAACAGTTATTGGAAAACATAGCATTCAGTAGCGCCCGCCGTGGGGAGTTGCGAGTGCTGAATAATTTGGGCTTTGTGGGCTATCATGCTCAACGCATACCCCTAGTGGGCTCAATACGTCGTGAGCTACAAACAGAATGCCCTGATACAGAAACCAGCGCACACCTATTCCTCAGCATGGGCCAACAGAGTGCGGGCTATGGGCGGCACAAAGATGACAGCGATCTATGGTTTTGGCAATGCTACGGAACTACAGATTGGCGTGTGGAACACCCTGATGGAGACTTTGTGGGTACCCTGGGCCCGGGCTCTTGGATCTATGTACATAGGGAGCTCTATCACACAGTACGCCCCCAGGGTGCTAGGGCCGCTATATCATTTGCCAATCATTACTTGATACCCAAGAACTCAATCAAACTCTTTTGATATTCGCGCTGTCTGTTAACTAGCAGTCTAGATATAGGGTATTTGCGATGTATGGCTTCCACGGACATGCTCTTCATTTCTTCTAGGCCGATACCCAGGTTAGCATAGTCCTGTACATAAAACTCACTGATGCGAGCACGATCTTTGAACAGGCCTATGATCCTACTGCGCCAGCGGTCACAGACAGCATTGTCCAAACTATTAGAGGGTAGGCTCCAGCCTCGACCCACACGCTTGTATCCGTAGACATCTAAGTTTAAATTAAACTGGCTCCACCCATCTGATTGTGTAGCACCCTCGGGGGCTGGGGGTCCTAGCCATAGGGTATTGATGCTTAGGTTATCTACTGGACAGGCAGGGTCTGTTGCCCATGCTTCCAGTTCTTTGAAGTATTCTTCGGTATCATAAGGTAAGCCCAGGATAAGCCCCACTGATACTAGTACACGATCACCCCATAGGGCTCGTAGACGTACTAGCTCTGCCTTAGTACGCTTAGGGTCCAGCCCTTTGCCCACGCATTGGGCTGACTTCTTGTTAAATGTTTCCACCCCAAAGAAACAGCCCACTAGGCCCATGTCTAATACTAGATCAGCAGTCTCGGGCCAACGCTCTATTAGATCCAGGCGTAGGAAACAGCTGAACTGGGGTTTAAAGGGTAGCGTCTTAAACATAGCATGTAGTTCAGCTAGACGCTCACGATCATCGTTAAACGTATCGTCTGTAAAGTAAAAACGATTACAGCCCGTTGTAGCATGTGCTCGAAGCATTTGATCGCGTATCTGCTCTACAGGGCGTTGATAGGTGCCCTTCTTTTTACCAATTAAAGGATAGCTACAGAACTTACATTGAAATATACAGCCCCGAGCCATTTCTATGGGTAGGGCTTCGTTAGGCAATAGGCAGTAGCTGGGATCGCTCCAATCAGTGTCAATATGTGCTGGGTCAGGCTCCGGATATGTGCGGCTGTCTACAAAACGTGGGGGTAGGTTACCCTGAGCTAGACTATGTGTATAGGCTATGACGCTGGTATCAGCATAGCCCGTGATGTAGGTATCTATGCGATCATCAAAGGCAAATAAGTGTGCGTAGGCGCCCCCGTAGACTAGCCAGGCCTTGCTACGGGCTTTGATATAGTCAAACAGCCAGTCCATATCGTTTAGTGATCTACTCCACATATGAGCCCTGGGGGTAGATGGGGGTGAGTTGCCAACCATGAATGTACTGGACCAGCCTACCCATAGGGTATCTGGGCCCAAGAGTTTATCCATTATTAGGGCTAGATCATTGCGTGACCAACTGCTGAACCACTCAACGACCTGTACAGTATAGCCAGCATCTTTTAATGCTTGGGCTATTCTATAGGGTCCAAGGGTGCGCCTAAAAGAAAAGACATCTGTTGATTTGTCGTTGAATAAAACGACCTGCGCCATTAGACAGCCTTGATGGGTATGATCTTTTGATTAGTTTCAGGACGCTCGCCACCTACCCACCAGAAGATATCCTTACGGTCTTCACGTTGTGGGCCTTCGATGTATTTTGGGATCATGCCGGTCATGCTTTCAATAGCTGTGGCAAACATGACAATGTTGTCACTGAAGGCATTGTTACAGCTGGTTTCCCATAGGGGTCCGCTCAAGAACATACAAGCACCACGGCAGATGTGCAGCACAGGGCACTTAGGGCATTCTTCACGATCGCTCCAATGTGTGCTACTCTTTAGTTCTACAGCATCTAGATCGCTTACATGCCCTACCTTATGGCTAACTCCGGCTGGGTTAGTTGATACAGCCGATACGTTTTGGCAAGTTAATACATTACCGTCCAAATCAACAGTCATGTTATCTGGCTGATCCATGCCGCACTTCTGACCCATGCCCGCACTCTTTAGTCCAAACCTAATACTCTGTACAAAGTCCGTAACCTTTTGTGAAATAACTCCAAAGCGTCTAGGTTGTTTATCGCGTATTTCCTGTAGGGCAAACTGACGATAGATAATCTGTTGCTTGTCTGTCATTAGACTGTTGGCCAGTCCGCCTTCATCGTAAGCATCGATAAACGCACCCTCGCCGATAGTTAGGTAGTCTAGCATATCATCGCCTAGCTCTTTGAGAATAAGCTCTTCAAACCATTGTTGGCATTCGGCACGACTAGCATTGCGAGCGTGTATCATTACATTGAAGCTGAAACGATTAGCGGGTGCTAGACGTTTGTATAATTCTAGAATCCATTTACGGCTAACAGGATCTTCTAATGGATCTGGACCGCGTGTGCCTTGTCCAGGACCGTCGTGCGATACGGCAACAACAAAGTTAAGGGCATTTAACCAACGCACCTTTTCTTCATCAAGCAGACTACCGTTAGTAATAATGCTCTTGACAGCGTGTGGGTAACGACCGTGTATTAGTTCTGCTAGAGGTTTGAGTGTTTTCCAATAGACTAACGGCTCCCCACCCCAGAATTCGATTTTAGTGCTTTCACCCATGCCATCAGTTCCGCCGTTGAACCAGTTTTCCATATTGTCCACAAACGGTTTAATATCTTGAGGATTGTGTGATTCACTATGTGGGACGAAACGCTGATTACAATAGTCGCAGGCAAAGTTACACTCAAGACCCAATTGAATCTTTAGAATAACTGGTTGTTTACCCATTGGGATTTTAATTTGTCCTACATCAGGTTGATCTGCTACTTCTATATCTGTAAGAACAGGCTCTCGTGTATCAGCCCAGATCAATGTACTATCTGAATTGTCGTACTCCAATTGCCTTTCATGCGTATGATCGGCAGGGTTGTAAACAGTAACGGTAAATTTAGCCATATGTGGGTGCGTCCTTAAAATATATGTTAGTGTAATTATCCAACAAAGCGAACCACTCGTGCTTTTTTGTGTAGAGTACACTAACTGCTTTGTCTTTATACGATGTATAGTTGTTTGGGCCTATCCATCGATCTATTAATTGTCTCATTTGCCAACGATGTGTTAGATTGTCGGCAGGATCTAATTGTTTTGGTTCTTTGGTAGACATTGCCCATTGCTGGATTTCTGTGCTGTCAAAGAACGCATGAATTTCTCCGTAGTCCTTTAGGGGAAAGTAAATGTTCTGTTCGTACTTCATTCCTTGCCAGGGGAAGTTAAACATCATAAAACATCTAAAGTCTTCTACAGTTTCTATTGTGCCAGGATATGCTCGAATGCTAGGATCTAGTATTTCTAATATTTCCGGATCAACAACAGTCTTGTAATCTTTATGTATTGTTTCTAATGTGCCAAACTTAAATGGAGTGCCCGTGTTGTTAAACCAGTTGCCAGGACCAAATATTTGATTACCCAACATACCAGATACATATAGACATTCCTTGTTGGCCACAAGATCTAATCCAAATACACCTATTGTATATTTTACACGATCTCTAATGTATTTGTCAAACAATTCGCCTGCTTCAATTATGCTGGCATAGGTTCCAAACACTGACACTTGTCCAGGTTGGGCATATTCTAATAAACACATTAAGGTAAACGTGCTGTCCAACCCTCCGCTCCATAATACAGTAATAGGTTTGTTTTGTGCTATCAGTTCCTGTGCTCGGATACGAGTAGCATCTTCAAAAGATATAACTCTTGCTTCCGGTAATGGATCTAACAGTTTGATATTAAAGAAATGCGGCAACTGTCCTGTACGATCTATTTGGGCGTTAATGTGCTTGCCAAATACCTGTTGATATTTGTCGTATAGACCTACATCAATAAGAAAAGGGTCTAAGACCCTACTAGGTCTTCCTTTTATTAGTTTGGTTGTAAGTATTGGATTGTAAGCAATTATAGACTGTGTCATTACAATCTATTTACAAGGCGCAATGATAGTGTCCAGCGTCCTTGGGTTCTGTGTACAATAGGTAGACGGTTGTCTATTATACGTTGTTTGTTATTTTGGACCCAGTCTTTCATTAATGGATCTAGGTTCAGTTCTGCTTCGGGAATAAACACTCCAGGCTGATCGTTGCGTAAGGGGCTAAGGCTAGAATACTGGAATATATCTTTTACTCGATAATATTCGTGATCGTTGTTTTCTGCTTCGGGTCCGGGATTAACATGTAACGGAACAGAGTCTATTGACCAAACTGCTCCATCTATAAAAGGTTTCATGACAGGGTCTTTTCTACAGTCTCTGCGTTTGTCCAATATTTGAATCCTACCTTAGCACTAGCTACATCTCCCGGCTCTAGTGTAGTAGTCAGAATCTTAAATGTACCTGTGCCGTTAGTTAACTTAACTTCTAGGCGATCAGGAATACCGCACACTTGCTCTACATATAATTTCTTTATGCTAGGATGTGTGTGGACCTGTACAGTGACAGGATCCCCTGCGGCAACATCACCGTCTGGAACAACACACCATACTTCTTCAATTAGTTTATAAACAGGCTCTTTTACAGGACCAGTCCAGGAAGCCATTTGACTAGCAATGCCGGCAGCATCCCATTCTGATGCGCTAGGACCCCTTAAAAATTCATGTGGGGTTTGACTATTCATATACAAATGCCAAGACAATTGAGAAACAGACGTAAATGTCTTGTCATGAATGTAGACCATTATTGGAGTAGGTACTCTGTTAGATGTTCTTTGCCCTTGTATAACAGGATTAATTTCGACTCCTGATCCTTTATTTTCAGTTGTTCTTTGAAATACCGGAACAAACCTATTCATGATCCATACTTTGTAGTTCTTGATTATAGTTGAAGTAGTCAACAAACGAACTTTATTCAAATAATCAAATTGGCTGAAGTTAAAACCATTAGATTGCGGAATTTTGTTTTCTTCAACATCAAATACGTCACACTCTAACGCAAACAACGATTGATCTACACTAGAAGGTGATGTTCTAAAGTTTTGAATATTAGCAATGATCTGTCCGCGGTTGTATGTAACAGTTGATGTGCTTTCTGTTGTTGCATCGACTAGATAAACTAATTGTACAGATGCTGTTGAAATACTGTTCGGGTTCTCTGGGTCAATGACTGTAACAGTTGGCTGATAAATGTATCCACTCCCAGTTGTTGTAACAATCACATCAGTGATTGTTCCTGTGGTAATAACTGGTGTTGCTGTAAATTGTGTGCCACCTGCTACATCTGGAGAACTAAAAACAAGATAGGTAGAAGTTGATAATTCAGTTCCCCCAGAATCTACCTGAACAGCCTGTATACCGTAGGCAGACTCTATAACATCTTCTTCAACTCTAAATTCAAAATTGTTTTGTTGGATGTTGATATAGAATTTTTGATCCTGGAACCGATTCATATCTGGGCGATACGTGAATAGGCGTTGTCCTCGATCTTGCGGGACAAATTCTACTGACTGAGCTGAAGTAATTACGGGCATTTAAGTATTAATTCCTTAACAATTACAGTTACAGTTGCAATTGTAGCAATTGACGTAATAGTAGTACATTGTCCATCCAGCACAGTTTACTAGATAAATCTTAGGATAACAGTTACCAAAGCTGATGTTACCACAGTTACCAGCGCCGCCGTTTAACCAACCGACGTTGTAAGAGTTACGGTTTACTTCGTTAAAAGTGTTACCATATAGGTAACCGGAGTTGTTTGATAACTGGCTGATGTATCCTTGTAAGTTAACACCGCTGTTAAAAACGATACCATCGTTATAGATATATGTTGACATATGAGTTTGGCCTAAAGTCCTTGTATAGGGTATTTATGTGTTTGTCAAAGTGATGTTTGGTAATTTATTTTGACAAAAAGATTTCATTCCGGGAGACTTTTACCAGAATACTTGACAGATATATGCCAATTTTGCTACAATTTAAGATTGTTGGAATTATATTATTACTTAACTGAGTCTAACAAGGCATAATTAATTACACGACTTTTAAAAAAGGAGGGCATACCAATGCGAAAACTACTTAATGTAGTCTTAACAGTAATAGGCCTGATGTTTTTATCAAGTGGCGTGGCGGCTGCATACGATAATAGCAACAGCATACAGGTTGCGTACAATTATAATGATCATCAAGTAACAGATAGAATAGGATCATTTGTACAGACTGTAATAACACCAATCATCGATCCAAAGGATTTAGAATGCTTGGCAAAGAACATATTCTACGAAAGTGCTAGTGAGCCTTATGAGGGCAAGATAGCAGTAGGAATGGTCACACTTAATCGCGCAAGACATCCAAACTTCCCTAAGAGTATCTGTGATGTAGTGAAACAGCGAACAACTAAGAGTGTTCCAAGAAAAGTAACAACATCCTATGTAGTTAGGACAGGGTACTTTGGGAAACTTGAAAAGCGTACAGAAACGCAGACAGTTTGGGATAGCGTAACAACTTGTCAATTCAGCTGGAGTTGTACAAAAGTTAAGAAACCCAAAGCTGATGACCCACGATGGATAGCTAGCCAAGAAGTAGCCTATGAACTACTTGCTGGAGGTTACGACAAACACGAAGAAAAGTATGGTAATTTAAAATACTTCCATGCTACATTTGTTCGTCCGGCCTGGCACGGCGTAAAGCGCATAATTCGAATTGGCGGTCACGTCTTTTACGAATAAATACTTTCATGAGAATACATGAAATTATAACTGAAAAAACAAGTGCGGCCCTGTGTCGTAGCCCTAAGCGTCTAGGACGTAGTGATCACAGTTCTTGTGTATCTCAAGGGCTACGCCCGCACAATTCTAAAGGCAAAGGCCATACAGATGGCAATGGCAATTACCTAAAAGGTAAGAAGTCTAAGTCTGTACAGTATGGCGGCCCAGTTAAAGACTACGACGGAAAGTGAACGTCCCATTTAGGGCATTGTTCATATTGTTCTAAAAATAGAGAGTGATCAAAAGACCAGACAGCGACTTGTCGGTCATGCCAACTTTGCTCACTTTCTAATTTTATTAGCCCTCGCTTACTCCAACTCTGTAACATCTTATTATGGCCCTTCATATACTGAGGTGGTTTAGATAGATCTACATTAACGTATGTAGAAATGTCCTTACCTTGTGTTTTTAACAACCAATTGATACAGGTAGGTAGAACTGTTTGAGAAACAATGTTTTGATGTTGCTCGTAAAATCCTCGAGGAGTCGGATTTATGGGAGAATTATATTTTAAGACACACATCCTAGACATAATACTGTAGCCAGGAGCATTATATTTCTTAAGGCTGTGTACACCAAATGTTGCTATTGGATTGTTACCTTGGTAGACGATCCAATTATTAACCACAAGCTCTCCCGGCCAAAGAAATATTCTTGGGGATGTATGGAAGATGTAGCCTTCTTCGTACGCTTGCTTGAAGTAGGGCTTTAGATCTATACTAGGATTGTACTCAATAACTTTGAACATGCGTTTATATTAAGACTTAAGAAAAATTGATAGTTCAACCCAGTAGCTCGAGCAATGTGTACAATGCTAGTATCTATTAGGTATAGGCGCCCTGCTTCTATATTTTTAACAATATCAAAATTATTTGTATTGTTAGCAAACCCTAGCTCTATTGTACTAGGATCTGTAGTTCCCCATAGCCTAAACCAAAGAGCTGGAAATGTTGTATCTATGTGAGGTTTAAATTCTCCGCCAGCTTCCCATTTAAGGATATTAGATCTTGTCCAATAGCCGTCAAACACTCGCAGTGGATCTAAAGAAGGAATGACCATAGCAGGAGTTAAAACTGTAAAATCAGTTTCCATGTGCGGACTATTTGGAAAGTCTTCATTCCAGTGAGCTAAAGATCCTACAGTAGGTTCTATAGTGTTGTCCATGCTACCGTTAGAATTAACTAATGGAAGGCCGTATCTGGGCAGTTCTAAATACCGATTCCCCCAACGCTTAAATTCAAACTGCTCTATTTCTTTTAGAAACTGTTCGCAGTCTATTTGTATATCTAAAGGTTGTAACGGAATAGGGTGATACTTTTTAAATTCATCCTCTTTTAGATAAGGCAAATTGATAGCTCTGTTTCTAAGTATATCTAGGTAATCAGACATCTTTCAAAGGTTTACCAACAAACTCGTTATACACAATATCAGGCGGCCCGCTAGTAAATTCATTAACCCAATTACTAGACCAGTACCAACCTTTGCTCCCGTAATTAACTCCTAAAATTAATCGATCTCTATCTGTTGTATTTGGTAATACGCGATGCCTTAAGTAAGCAGGAAATAATATAAAGTCTCCGGTCTCAACCTGTATTTCATGTTCAAACTGATACTTTTGTTTATACTTAATAGGCTGTGCGGCTAGTACTTGGTCTAATGGATTTTCGAGTATAATATTACCTTGTTCTGGGCTAGCGTCGACATATAATACGCCACTAAATGGAATACTCAAGTGTAGATGGCTTTCAATCCATCCTCCTTTAGGAGTTTTGTTAGCCCATGATTGTGCTACATACGGTGTAAGTCCGTCGTAATAGTCTAACTCCTTCCAATATTCTTCTCCACATTTGTTAGCAAACTCTATAAAATGATTTGTTTCTTGAGGGAACTTTTTATGAATAAAATTCTCTTCGTGGTACGAGCACAAATTACCGTTAGCCATAAACTGTTGATTGTTTTTACTAACCGGGTCCCATAGATAGTTTAATTTTGGAAATAGATTTTCTTTAATATCATTTACTCGATTGTACTTGGTTTTGATTATTTTAATCGGGAATAAGTTAATTGTTTCGATGGTCATTGTTTTTTCCGTGTATTAATACTATCTCTATAAAACTAGGATCTCCCTTAGTTGTAACAGTAAGTGATAGACCTGCGCTGTTTAGTTGTTCTGATATTTCTTTTATAGTAAACGCGGCCTTTAATGAATTAGTAAAATCTCTTTGAAATGACAAGTTCTCATTTGGAGCAGTTGTGGATACAATACGATCTACTAGGTATTCCTCTGTCGGCCTTACTAAATCCATAATAAAAATATCACCCGTTGCTATTCTTTTAATAGTGTTCCAAAAATTTAAAGGATTATGCGAATGATGAAGTGTTCCAGACGATATAACACAATTAAATTGATCTGATATATCTGTAAAGTATGATTGACGCACATCAATTCTATGAGACAGTCCTGCTTGTTCTATATTCTCTCTTGCTAGATCAATCATAGCCTTGCTTGCGTCATAACCGACAAAAGATATATCTGGGTATTCATTACATAGTCTGATAAGATACTTTGCCGGACCGCATCCTAGGTCTGCGATAACACCGGTACTTACATTACAGTAATCTTTGTACCAATAAACAAACGCATCCTCGGAGTATTTTCGTCTAGCATCACTAAAAGATGTTGCTTGTTGAAAATCTTCCATTATTTCAGGTTCTGTTTGTCGTTCCATGCCAGTAATTAAATATGTATATGTGTATATTTAATTAAAGGCTAGCGTTGTGTGGAACAATTTGAAAGAATTTGCTGAATGGTATCGAGATAATAATTACCCTCTTAGACCCCCGTTTGATAGTGGAGTATACGTTACAGACGAAGCTGTGAGTTATGTTCTATATAGAGAAGGGCAGTACCAAGCTGAGTTATATCTAGTCAAACCCGGAAAAATGCCTCCTGAGCATAGTCACCCTAATGTTGAAAACATTATTATTGTGTTAGGAGGAACGTTAGAGTGTAGTGTTAACGGAGAAAAATTAGATGCTGAACCATACTGGAATAAAACAAACGCTGACGGAACTAGTGTAATGTTTGGATATATAACAGATAATCTTAAACATCCAAGCACTCATAGTGTCGGCGGCGGCCCAAAAGGTGTAGCTTTAATATCATTTGAGAAATGGCATCCAAATGTTACACCCACAAGTATATCACACGATTGGGCTGGGCCACCAGTTGGCGACATTCACAAAGAAACATTAAAGAACATATAATGCACGGACTATTATTAACAGGCTTTCCTACAGTTGGATATGTTGCTGTATATCGTCGAACAAGCGGAGCACATAGAATTGCGACATACTTAAGAAAAGAAGGTTGGGACATAGAAGTACTTGATTTTCTACTAGGATGGAGTCTAGAGGAATTAAAAGAGTTCACACGTTCTAGGATAACAAGCAAAACTGTATTTGTCGGTTTCGGTGGAACATTTCCAATTTGGACTGATACACTATGTCAATACTTTGAATGGGTAAGAAAAGAATATCCAAGTGTATCAATTATTGCCGGAGGACAAGTTAGTAACTTATATAAAGTAAATGCCGATTGGTATATAGATGGGTTCGGAGAAAAAGCCATCGGAGCATTATTAAAACACATCACCGGAACTTCAACTGAAAAATTAAAATTTCAACTTTGGGACAATGGCCGTAAAATTATAAAAGGCAATTTAGATTACCCTAGTTTTCCTATGAAAGATCTAAGTATCCGCTACGAAGATAGAGATTTTATTTTAGAAAAAGAAACCTTGGTAACAGAACTTGGAAGAGGTTGTATCTTTAATTGTTCTTTTTGTAATTTTCCTATATTAGGAGTTACGGAAGATCATACTAGAGATGCCGATAACTTGTACGAAGAGCTACAGGATACATATGATAGATTTGGTGTAACCAAATATGTTATAGCAGACGAGACTGTAAATGATTACACAGAGAAACTTGAAAAATTTGCCGGAGCAGTTAAAAGATTAAACTTTCAACCCAGGATGTATGGATTTGCTCGAGCAGATTTACTTGTCTCTCGTCCCCAGGATTGGGATATAATGCTTGCTATGGGATTTACTGGCCACCATTATGGTATCGAGTCAACTAACCATAAGACACTTAAAACAATTGGCAAAGGTATGCATCCTGATAAGTTGCTACCTGGACTACTAAATGCCAGAACATATTTTCAACAGCACGGAAGTTATCGAGGACAAATAAGTCTCATCGCTGGCTTACCATACGATACTCCGGCTAGTTTACAATCAACATTAGATTGGTGTAAAACTAATTGGAGAACAGAAAATACAATGCTATTTCCTTTGTATATTCCTAAGGAAAGTTACGGTGATAATAGTTCTAAATTAACACAGGACTGGACCAAATATTATACTGAAACTAAAGAAGACTTACTTCCTAAAATAAAAGAAAGATTTCCTTACCTTCCTACACAATATGGAACTGGTGCTGCATTAGTTTCTCACACTGGATTAAGTTGGCAAAACGAAGTTTGGAATATTGAAGATGTAACAGAACTAGTATATAACTTTTATAAAAGTCCTGAATATACACAAACTAATGGGCCCGTTCTTTGGAGCGTAGGAGAACTCGAACTAGCATTTGACAAGCCTTCGGGGTACTATGACGGAAAGACATTGAGCGATATTGCTAACGGCGATACTTCTCCCGAAGGCTTTTACAAGACGCTTATTAAGAGTAATCCTCTTGTAAAAGAATACATTACTAAAAAACTTAATTGGCGTTTTTAAGATTTTGTTTTTCTTCTAATAATTTAACATACTGATTTTTAGGATGAAAATCAGATTTTAATATTTTTAACCAAGGTACTATGGATTTAATTAACCCTGTCTTAGTACTAAAGAATAAATTACAAAAACCTCTTATGGTGTCAAATTTAAACAATTTCTTATCAGCATGAAGTAACAAGATTGTTGTTTTTAGCAATTTACACATTAGTAATATTGAAAGAACAACGGTTATTATTTTCACAGGGGCTGACATTTTTAAATGTAACATAGTATCAAACGCAACAGACCTATGTTCCAATTCTTCAACAGAATGCCATTGCCAAATTTTCCTGAAGTGTGGATGCATTTGATTAGATAATTCTTCATTTCCTAAAATATGTCCAGCAATTATACTGGTATTGTGTTCTTGACAAGCAGTTATAACTAACAATGTTTTAAAAGACATTTTATGTTTATTGAGTTGATAATGATCAAATGCCTTTTTCTCGAGCAACGTAGCTGGAAGTCCTTGAGTATCTAGCCATTCATTGTATTGTTTGTGTACACGATTATGTTGAGATTCTTGTTTAATAAATTCTAAACACTGGGAATGTAATACAGGGTCATTAATTTTATCTAGCGATCCTCGAATGGCATCGATGAATGCGATTTCTCCCCGACCAGTAAACGCAATTGATAAAGAATTGAAAAAATGAGTCTTAACTGGATCATTGTCAAGCCAATACTTTGGTAGATCTTGACTCCAATCTAAATCTAATCTTTTTGATTTAAATGTCACGAAGGTTTTCTCGGTTTAATATCAGTCCATGTAATATTAGGAACATCTAGCACCAATTCTCTAATAGACACTTTATCTCTAATTAATACTGAATGATAGATTAGTTCAGCAATATCAGTCGCATCTAATTTTTTACAATTGAATACCTTCCCCATATCAGTATCAACCGGACCCGGCGACACATCCAAAATTTGGGGAGTACCTATAGCAAGCCTACTTTTAACTAATCTATCTTGCCATTTCTTACTTTCTATATAAGTCTTAAGGTATATAGGATCAGGCATCATACTTAAAAATTCATTTATACCTTCGTCGCCTAAAAATTTAGCTTTAGTATTCAAATTTATAATCATTTTACTTGTGCCATCCCAACGCTTAATCATTTCTTTTAATAAATCAAACTGACCTTGATAATGAAACGCATTGTTAATAAACACATCACAATCTTCTGAAAAATCTGCTATTTCTTTTATAGCATTAGGATCTCCTATGTCAAATCCTGTTGATTTGCTAAATCCTATAACTGTATGTTGGCCAGCAGTGAATACATCTGCTAGTGCTTTGCCTATTCCTCTAGTATGTCCAGTGATTGCTATTTTCATTTTTTTGTCCAAGTACACCTGTATCCCATAACGTATGGATCAGGACCTTTATACGCATCGAAAGTTTCTGACATATTAGGGTAAGGAAACATAATAGGAGTACATTTCATTTGTTCAGAAATTTCTCCTATAGTATCTCTATCGTTTAACAGCCTTACATCTAATACTAATTTTCCGCCCTTCTTTAAGGACCCGTATGCTTGATCCCAGTATGTCTCTTTAGGATAATGAAAGCACCAAGAAAAGTAAGATGTAATACAATCAACATCTTCTGGGAATTGCGTACCGGGCCCTTGTATTGTAAATCTGTTACGATCAAATCCTGTAGTAGCAATAGCATCTTCAATTGGTGCCCATGAATTATATACAGGATAATCTTTAGTATAATATACAGACGGCCCCCATGTGCTTTCGTTAGCATCAATAAGACAGAAAGTGCTGTTGGGCAGGTAAGATGCTAGTAACATATCTACTACAGCAACTCCACATCCGACGTCTACAATCTTAGCATTATTTGGTAGATCAAATGTACCAAACTTTTGTCTACCTACCCAAAAGTCTTGATTCCATTTAGGAAAATTTTCAAAGAACAATTGAAGAGTATTCTTCGGGCCTTTAATATACAGACCGGCCTGCATGTTATGCCAACGTGCAAGTTCTAATACATTAGACCAAGAGACATTTAGTGGTCCTCGATCTGAATTTACTGTTAGGTCGTATCGTTGCCACTCGTGAGTGCTTACTAATTTTTTCATATGGTCTATATCAAGGTTTGACAACTAATTCTCCTACATTAAATGCTAAAGCATACCTATCAAAATTTGTGTTGTTCATCTTTGCGTAATGAATTGCCCATCCAGGAAATAATACAATCTTTCCGGGTTCGACTTTAAATGTTTTACTAAAGTGAAATGGCGGCGGGTACTTCTTTCGATCAAACGGCATATACCCTAGAACATCCTTCATAGGATGATCTAGTTGAAAATCTCCTGTTTCAGAAGTTGCGTTAAGATAAAGACATCCGGTTACAATAGCAGGGCTATGTGTATGTGGTGGTGTAAATCCTTCGGGTCGATTAATGATTCCCCACATGTGTGTAATTTTTGGCTTAATAGCAGGATCATAGTCGCAATCTAACCAATATTGATAGTTTACTTCATCTAATATGTCGATTAAAAATTTAAATCTAGGATCGTTCTGTAGATAGATATCCTTAGTAATACTCATTCGAGAATCATCTGGTTTTGTAAAACTATTTGATTGTCGTTTAATGCCTTCGTCTAAACAAACTTTTACCAAGTCGATGATTCGGTCTTTCACAGAATCAAATTTTGGTAAAATGCCTTCGTAAACGGGAGTACTAAAAATTTGTTGCGTTGTGCCCATACTCTAATTTATCTACAAAGCAAATTGTGACTCTTAAATACTGAATGCTATTCATACATAAAACAACATCTCTTTGTGATCATTGCTATCGACACATTCCGGGAAATGTGATCGAAGAAAACAATCAAATTGTATTATTAAAACGATGTCCTGAGCACGGAGAAATGAAGTCTATTGTGGAGATTGATAAAAATTTTTATTATAATTTAACACATACGGCAATCCCTATCCAACTTGGCCATATGCTGTTTGAAGTAACTGACAAGTGCCAATTAGAATGCCCGCATTGCTATCATTTACCGGATAACAAAGCATTAGACAAAGATATCGAAGAGATTATAAAACAAGTAAAATCATTTCCTAAATATTGTAGACCTTTAATAGCAGGAGCAGAGCCAACCCTTCGAAAAGATTTTGTTGAATTGTGTAGACGACTCAAGGCCACTGGCTTAGAAGCATTTGGAGTATTGACTAACGGTGTTCGATTTGCTGATAAAGAATTTGCTCAGGCTGCCTGGGATGCTGGATTACAACACGCAGTTGTAGGATTGAATCATTGGACCTATCAGGGAAAAAAGATACATGATAAGCAATTAAAAGCTATTAAAAACTTAACTGACATTGGATACTGGATGGGGTATGTTGGATATACTATCGAAACTTTAGATCATATTCCTGATATATTAACAGAGATTGAAACTATAAAACATCCTCTCATATGGCAATATCGAATAAGATGCGGAAGTTTTATAGGTAGGAGTGGAGATACAGAACGCAGTTACCTTAGTAGTCTAGTAAAAGCTGTTGAAAAATTTTATGATCAGCCATTAGAATATGTAGGACCAGATGACAATCCATATCATTTTATGGTAAAGACTCCGACGGGAGTCGTTTTGAGATTAATACAGTGGCCGGATGTGACTAATATCGATATGGAAGAATTACGAACAGGTCCCTGGTCTACTTTTGTCGACGGTGCGCCGGCTACTAATTTTGTTCATCAAGTTATTACGCGAGATGCTTATAAAAACATGAAACGCAGACCATTGGACATTTGTCCACCTAGATATTATTGTACACATCCTTCTACGTTAGAAGGTAGTCATTGGAAACATGATTGGAAAGGGCCAACAGAAGTTACTGAATTAGATTGGACATATATTCAAGAGCCTATCCCTGCACCGAGATATTTTAGTTTAACGCCAACAAATGAAACTAGGTCCTAACAATACAGAATGGAGCATCGAAACAGCGTTTCCTAAGACGGGTAAGATGGCTGTGTTGTTTAGCGGCGGAATTGATAGTACCTTAATTGCTAGTATTGCGATAGACCTATATGGTAAAGACAATGTTATACTGTTGTGGTCAGATTCTATGTTCTGCGAGGATGACAGCAGAATAAAGCAGACAATTAAATTTAATGTAAAAACTGTATCTCAATACTTAGACATAGTCCCCTATTATGCTCCGGTTGACTATGAGTATTTTAAAGAAGATCCACTATTAGCACAAAGGAATGCGTGGATGGATGCTCAATGCAAATTAGGATTTGACCATATGGCAATGGGCATGACTGCTATGTTCTGGGATATAATGCCCCTACAATCATTTAGTCGAAAAGAAATATTAGACTACTGTAATAAAGATAGAGAAAAGTATAGAGCATTAATAGAACAATGGCACATGGATACAGATACATATACAGAGCATTTAAAAATGAAAATACACCCCGATGTATTTAATTGGCTCAAATCTAATCTAGGTCAACAGTTTCATTTTCCATTGGGCACATTACACAAAGATGAAATAATTGATTTATTTTATAAATTAGATAAACAAGATTTACTTTACAAAACAATATCCTGTATGTCCGGAGAAGGTAAACATTGTGGAGAATGTTGGAACTGTCAAAATAGGTACGATGGACATGATATAAATGGGATTAACGATCAAACAATATATCAAAGCAACTTAATTAAAGAGCGCAGGGAAAAAATAAAATGATCAATGTGTGGATAGGTTGTGATCAACAATTTGCTAAAAATATACCTATTGAAGCCAGATCGATATCTAAGAATGCCAAATTAGTCTACATACGTTTCCTTTATTTAGAACATATGAAAGAATTAACACGGGTCAGGGATCCTAATCAAAGTACAGACTCTGCGTTTACTCGTTGGATGATCCCCTACCTGGCAGGTTATAAAGGATGGCATTTATATCTCGACAGTGATATGATGGTCTGTGATAGTTTAGAAAAGCTATGGGAACTCAGAGATTCGTCTAAAGCAGTTATGGTTGTAAAGCACAATATTAAACACGCAGAAGGAATCAAGTTTAATAAGCAGCCGCAGAAGAACTACACAAGAAAGAATTGGAGTAGTGTTATGTTATTCAATGCGGAAAAATGCCAAGCACTTACTCCTGATTATATTAATACAGCACACGGATTAGATCTTCATCAATTTAAATGGATCGATGATGAATTAATCGGAGAGCTTCCATCTAGATGGAATCATTTAGTTGGAGTAAATGAGCCGAATGATGACCCTGGAATCGTCCACTGGACCTTAGGAGGTCCTTGGGCCGAAGAATATAAAGATACAGAGCATTCAAAGTTATGGAATACCCTTGGCAAATAAAAGAAACTATGGATCTAGTTTCTCCTAAATTAGTAGAGATACTAAACAGGAGGGCATCTGATTGGCTTTCCAATAAAAAGTTCTATCAATTTGTAGAGAAGCAATCAGTTGGCGATATTAGAGAATATAAGAGTTATGAAGATTCAATAATGTCTAATCTATCATACTATGCTTCGCAGTTTAAGAGAAATAGATATGATCCAAATTCAAACTATAAATTAGCATCTAAACTAATAATAGCGTGTCCTTGGTTTAGACAATTAAGACATAAAGACAGCAGTAATAAAGTTTTTAGTTTTGTAACTTATCTCAATGAAAGTAATAAAGGTACAAAAATACACTCACAAAAGACTGGAGGACAAACTGTAATCGTTCCTTGGCAAAAAGGTAAAACTGTGTTCTTTGCTCCCGGGGACAATACATGGCATTCTTGGTCAAGCAACAACAATTGGCGTGTTACTTTAATCAGCTTTGTAACCTATTCTAGCTGATAATTCTTCATATGTTTCGTCAAATATTGATATCTTTAATAGGATGCGCTCAGTTGCTCCATTAGTAACAGAATGTGGTAATGTTGTATTCAACAACACTTGCGTATAGAAATAGTCTTTTCCAAAGAATGTTATTGGTGCCGGGTCGTCACTTAATATAAAGTTAAGAGAACATTGTGTTCCGTTGTCTACATGTTTGGGTATAACTGAGTTTGGTTCTGTCCAATAAAACCTAGGCCTTCCGTCAATACCAAAATCGGACATAATCTTTTCAATGTGCTTATCAGTATAATGGCCAATATACCAATTGTTCATCTGCATACCCGGATACCTAGCATCAGTGTAGGGATTGGCAAACTCTCTAGCACGTTTAGCTGATTCTAATAAGACAGCATTGTCTAAAGGATAGTTTAAGTGTACAAATAAGTTATCAGTCATTGCCATCTCGGATATTGATTTAAACTTTCATAAAACTTATCAGGCAACAGTTCCCATACGGTTTGACTATGTCCTCTATAGAGTAACTCTTTGATACGCTTTAAACTCCCTTGCTCTTCCATTGCCGGCCCGTATATATTGTGTACAAGACGTTGTGTTCCAATGGCGCTCTGATTAGTTGTAATAAACAACTTAGATCCCTTTGGTGTCCAATCTATACAGGCAGGTATTAAGAACTGACTTGTTACATGTTGGTGGGTTTTGATTTGATTTATAGTTCTTAGTGAGCTCAGAGGTAAAAGGTGTGATAATACACAGGTCCTAGAAGCTATTCTGTAACAGTTATCGCCCATCTCTGGAAAACTGTGTGCCGCTACACTTCCTACAGCCGTGTTGTTATAAAACAGTATCCAAACTTGTTTTTCTTTCTCTGAGCTTAGACTATCGATTAGCATTTCCTTAGATGAATTATTGTTAAAGCCCTTGGAATGTGCTTCTCTATAAAATTCAGTTAAATCTAAGCTGTTGTTCCAGGGTATGATATTGTACATAAGAATTATAATGTACCTATTTATTGGCCTTAAATATGTCTATGAACAGACGCGATTGGACAACTACTTTACCAAATAGTAATATACTAGATTTGTCTAGCAATATCTGTTACGACAAATATCTGAATATCGATACTGAACAAAACAATCAATGTTATCCAGATTCAAGTGAAGCATACAATTTGCTATCAAGTTATTATAACATAAGCCCGTATAATATAGCTATCGGATACGGCTCTTGCGAATTAATACTTCGAATACTTCAGGCGTATCGAGATTGGACTCTACATATTGTAACCCCAACATGGCAGCTGGCTGAACTCTATGCTTATCATATAGGAATGAAGCAACAGATAAATGCTGACATCTTATACATTGCTAACCCAAACGGCCTTACAGGACAAGCGTTGTCTGTTAAAGATATACTAGGAATGCTTCCGAATTATAAATTGGTAATTGTAGATGAAGCCTACGGAGACTTTAGCAACTGCTCAGTATTAAAGTATGCTACAACTTCAGACAACTTGATTGTAGTAAAGACGTTGAGCAAAACTATTGCTTCTCCTGGTTTAAGATTTGGTTATTGTTTTTCCAACACAAAGATTATTAAACACATACAAGATAGCCGACCGGGCTATGTAACAACTGGCGCAACAGTCAACGCATTGAAAAGGTTACTTCCTCATATTGACCTTCATGTTGCTCGTATGATAGACACAAGAGATTACATAGAATCAAAGTATATGGTAGTACCGTCTGAAGGAAACTATGTTTTGTTTAGACAAGATCCGCACCTGCCTGTTGTTATGCGAGAAACTAATGGATTGTATCGAATGGCTCTAACAGATTTAACTACCTTTAAGGAATTGGAAAATGAATATCGATGAGCTAAGGACATTACAAGAACAAGGTGTAAAGGACCTATGGTCTACATTGCGTAGTGTAGAAATAAATCCAACTGAACTGTGTAATAGAACGTGCTCATTCTGCCCTAGAACCGACCCTAAACTTTATAAAAATCGTAAGCAACACATTGATCCTAGCCTATGTATGCTAATAGGATCGCAATTACAAAACTTTACAGGTAGGATTGGGTTTGTGGGGTTTGGTGAGCCATTACTTCATCCAAACATTGTAGAGTGTGTTACTAACGTTAGAACAGGATGTCCTACAGCACAATGGATTGAAATTAATACTAACGGAGATGTACTAACTAGAGATCTAGCTGTCGAACTAGCTGCCGCAGGATGTACAAATATTACAATTAGTATGTATGATAAAGACAATACAGATTATTTTACTGAAATGCTCGATGGAGTCAATGTTCAAATGATATTGCGACATCATTACAACACAGGTACAATGGGATTGATTAATAGAATTAATATCATTAGAAAAGATGGTAACATACTAGAGGTTAATCGCCCTTGTTACAGGCCTTTCTATAAAATGTTTATAGACTGGAATGGAGACTTTTTATTGTGCGAGCAGGACTGGGGCAAAGTTACTAAGCGATATAATATATATTCGACTAATATTGTCGATTTTTGGTTAGATAAACTAAATCGATATAGGATAGAACTAATGGAAGGAAATCGAGTGTTAAGTCCTTGTGATAAGTGTGATATAAACGGAACCAAACACGGACAAGATAGTTTTAATATATTTTATGATCAACTTACTACAAAATAAAATTGAATACTGGACAGAAGACCGTATAGACAATGAGTTCTATAAGGGCATTCCTACGCATACTGATAGAAACATGAAGTATGCTATTGAGCAAGACTCTACTGGATTTTATATAACACAGCGAGACTCTGCTACCTACTTTAATCTAACAAATGGGATAATACATCGAATTGACTGTCGATGGACTTACACAGACATCAAGTGTAACGAAATGCTTTACGACAGGAGTATCAAATACAACGACTTTAATATAGATATTCCGTTAGACAGTAAGTTTTTAATGATTAATGGTAAAGAGTATTGGTATTCCGTAGTACAACGTCCTATGAACACATTAGGCATTGATTGTAATATGGACATAGGTAGTAAACTTATCACAGTTGATTATATTAAAGAGTGGGTTGATCAAAGTCTTATTGTACTACAACACATCAAGGAAGTTGCTAGACTATGCGACGGGGGGATGCCTGCCAATGGAGTATTGATTACAAATCGTGTTAGATTAATAGACGACATATATTCTTGGAAAACGTTTAAACGATGGCAGCGAGATATTCCCTCTATGATTAAAAAGAGTATATGTACATTACAGGCATTTTATGTATCAGCGGCTTACCTACAAATAGGCGGAGAAGTAACTCCTAAACTAATACAAGAAGGACAGCCAAACGTAGAAGAAATATTAATCTATGCGAGCAAGAAATGGAATACACTGATCAAGTAATACACATAAAAGTATACAATGAACTTAATGAGTTGATTTATGAAATTGACTGCCCATCGCTTGCTCTCATGAGCATGTATATGCTATGGTACTGTCCTACTACTACAAATAGACTCAAATTAACTTGGCCTAACGGAAGAACAATAACAACTGCGCTATCTAATCCTAATTGTTGGGGATAGCATTTATAACCAGATGTATTCGTTCAGTGTTGCCTGAGTTATAAACGAAATGATGTACAGTTGTATCAATTTTATAAAAATGACCATCTGCCGGAATATGATATCCTCTAACTTGATAATCTTCTAAAGGTCCTACTGTTGTCGGAGTACAGATAAAACATCCTATATTAGTAGTAATTGCTAAATGGTATCTTTGCTCTGAATCTTGATGCATCATAAGTCCAGTCTTTGGCATTAATCGCATTATTCTTACTCTTCCGGGAGTAAAGTTATGTTCCTTAGCAAGACTGTTGACTAATTCTATTAGATAGTTTGGCAACTCTTCATTCCATACTGTAAAGTCTGTTTCAAGTTTACCTGCTTGATTATCTTTGCCGCCGCCGCTAGCGTCTAACCATTTATTAGTGGCCGATTGACGATGTGTTAATCCTATTTGATTTACAATGCTACAATCTTCTACAGATCCGTTAGGCCAGGGACGTATTGATAAAATACGTTCTATGCATTCTTTAATGATTTCTAAGTTTGCTGTGTTATTCAGCTTTTTTATAAATTGATTTTCCATCTATCTTGTTTAATGAGTAAATTCTATCTATTTTAGTTTCGCCGCCACACATACTAGCACAAAAGGCTAACTTGCCGTTTGCTACAGTATCTATTTCCCAGGACTTAGCAAACACATTATCTAAATGTCCTGCGTCTAATATTTCTCGTAAGGTGTGTCTATTTAAATCAAAGTTATCCCATCCGTAATCATTCATATGTTTATGTAGTTGTAATGATTGGGTGTCTTTATATACTCCGTTTAGATGTGTTCCTACGTAACAGCAAGGCATTAATCTACCAAAATTATCTACAAAGATTTCCTTACCTGTATTACGCTTTGCTTTACATTGTATTGAACAGGCGTTTGCTTTACTATGATCTTCTTTTGCTATCTGAGTGTATACATATTCAACTCTAGTTGTGTATCCTGGATCGATCTCTTTGCTCTTAAGTTTGTTATAAACTGATAGTTCCATTCCGAACCATACGGGCTTAGATCCTATAGGATTTTCCAAATTTCTATACTTTGGTATTGTAGGAGCTTCGATAGCATATTCAAGTACTCCTTCTCTGTTCATAGCAGGCATCGGTCGTAGGTATGTGCCGTCATCTACCCCTAGTGCTTTCTTAGGAATAAACATTTTAAATCCTGCTTGCTCGGAGTATGCCTTGGCTTCGTCCACTTGATGTTCGTTATGCTTGAATATCAAATATTCCCAAACAGCAATTCCACCCCCTTTAATAAAGGCAGTAAAGTTGCTCTCTAGTGCTTTCCATTTAACATTACGTCTATATATATGATTAGTATCTTCTAGTCCGTCGATGCTGAATATTAACCTCCATCGACTATCGGCACTAGATCGTTTGCTAAACAACTGTCCAAACTTATACCACCAGTCTGGATTACGCATACCGCCGTTTGTATTAATATGGACTATTGTTTTACTGTCGATAGATTGTATGTACTCGCATATCTCGTACAGGTCTTTGGCCATACCCGGATCACCATGTACTCCGCAGAACAAAAACATATTACATTGTTTTACTACATCTTCTGGAAAGTACTGTTTAAACTTGTCTATTGTAATTTGGCCTATCTCTAAATCAGGCCTTATTAATGGACTATTATGGTAATATCGCACACACATAGGACAAGCGGCATTACACGCATTAGTTAATTCTACGTGTATTTGCGACAGTTCTGTGTTATTCCAAAATGCTGTCATTTAGTATACCCTATAATCTTAGCAAATTCTGGAAATGTAGTAGCATAATCCTCATTGCGATAATTGTCGGTTAGTCTAATTTCGTTCATTAATGTGTCCCACTGCTCAGTATTAGGAGTACCGTTTTCTATGAACTTAATAATGCCCGATAATTGATTAGAATGTGACTTAGGAATAGTGTTTAGTTTGTCTATAACTATTTTCTTTACATTATCAGGCATACCACTAATATTAAAATGCTCGGGCCAATGAACTAAGTTTAAGTAAAGTGTTAATGATCCGCGAAATCTAGCATTAAAATAATTAATAATCTCGTCAAGATAAAAAATATTAAGAGCACTGAGCGTAACACACCAAAACGGGCGCATATTACTATACGTCACTTCTGGGCGGCTCATATTAACAAGGACATCATTCCACACAGCTGGATGTCTCATATATTCAAACCTTGACCCAACACCGTCAATACTAAATCCTAAATTAACTTGCTTGAAATGTTTCCATACTTCAGTTTCTACAGGCCAAACAGTTCCATTGGTGGCATAATTCAATGTCATGTCTTTGGCATACCCTAATTCAACTGTACGTTTTAAAACACTCCACATTTTTTTACTGAGCAGAGGTTCTCCTCCGTAAAAATCAATTTTCTTAATAGTACTTAAACTATCTTCTAATTCTTTCCAAAACGTACTATCGTCGTCATAGCTATTAGAATAAGTTCTTATTTTTTTACGATATTCTTCTTTTGATACGACATTTACATATTTTGTATCATATAGCTCTTGAGCCCATTGGCTGCTTGAATGTGGAGCACAAGTTCTACATTTAATGTTACAAGTGTTGCCCATGTTAAGTTCAACATAGACTAATCCTTGTTGGTCTCTAGACCAATTGCTATTGTCTCTTATTCGTTTACTGTCTCGCCCAGCTTCTTCTTCTTTCCAGCATCGATTACACCCCGGGTGCTTTATTCCTTGAGATAACGCAGACCTTAACTCAACAAACTCCGATCCATTAAAATGGTCTAAGAGAGGAACCTCCCCTAATTTTGATTCTTTCCCGTTAGGAGTTCGAGTAAACATACAACAAGGTCGTGTTTTTCCATCATTTGATGAACTGATAGCATGGAACGCATTTATACACCATGTATTAGAATTGGTCATACGTATCCTTACACAATTGATAGAAGTCTTTATATTCAGGGAATGTTTCTAATAAATTAGTACCTAAGCGACGGTCGTTCTCTGTGAAGAATACATAAAAGTCTCTGCGTCCCCTACGAATACGTTCCGGATCGACTGGATTCTTACGCATATACTCAGTTACACGTTTAAACTTAACTATCTCAGACTGTTGGAACCACTCGCTGTTGTCTTCCATAAACTTAACAGTATCATCCATGTATACCATAAAGTCTGGCGTAAGGATGTTAATCATCCAATGTGGAGGATCCTTCAAGTATGGAATGTCTAAATGGAACGCATCAAACCCATAAGCCTTACGCCATTCGATTACTTTCTCTAGTAACTGTTTATAGTTTGTAACGCATAGTACATTAAAGGTACACATAAAGTGAATCTTCTTACCCACTTCGACTACCTTGAGCATATTACGTTCCCAATGCTCACAATTAAGACCTGTACGCATATACTCTGCTTGCGGTCCCCAGCTGTCTATGCTAGTAAATGTATTAAACTTCTTGATCTTCTTTTCTACAATTAGTTTGCGTACAGTCTCAATTACACGATCAACACGATCAAACGATACGCCTAGGTTACTGTTAAGGCTAATCTCTAAGTCAGGCGCTGGCTCTTTGTCTAACAAATCAAAGAAGTCCATTGCTCCTTTATTCATTAAAGGCTCGCCTCCTGTGATGCGTAGTGTGTGTAGGTCCTTGCGTAGGTCTGGCCACCACTTCCAGAACGAATCGATATATGGATTTTCGTCCTTTGGGCCGTAGTATGTTCCGTGCTCTAAGAAGCTAATGCTGTATTGCGGATGTGTAATATCGTAGTCGCCGTGCTTCTTTACTTCTTCCATCCACATGGTGCTTGCTTGCGGGCCGCAATAGCCACAACGATAGTTACAGTTATTACCGAAACTAACTTCTAAATATTTTGGATTGATGGGAGCATTCCAAGGCATCTTTGCTAGTTCTTCGATAGCAGGGTCTGCCCACGTACTACCATTGTGTAAGATACGATCGCTAGCATGTTCACCTGGTAGGTCCTCGATGTTCCAACAATAGTAACATTCGCTAGGACGGTGTCCATTTAACATTTGCTTGCGCTGTTCCATCTTGTGTGCGGTATTGTGTAGAGCACTGGGATTGTTAGCAATTTCGTCTAACTGGATGTGATGAGGTTTCGGATGATAACAACTATGGTTATCTCCTGTATGTAGGTACAACGTTTGATGTAGCCATTTCATAGTACAGTAACCCGGACCTATTTGGTTTAACCGATCTCGTATGTTTCTGTAGAATTGAATTTGTTGTTCCATAGTGTATTTAAAGCTCTAGTTAATGTCTGTAAAATTTTGTGACTAAATATTGTATCATGCTAGATCAACTACTTTCTAAACTACAAAATACAAGTGACCAGACTATTCGTGACTGGTGGGGTCCCGAAATTTCAAACGAGTTCCCTGACATTATAGACTCTTTAGAATGGGATAGCAATGGATGTTATCAAATAGGAACTGATCACATTATATATCACAATTTTACTGATGGAAGAATTCAGAAATTAGTAAAGAATTACGATAAAAACAGTTGGCATTTGTATCAACGATTATATCTAAAAGCGGCATACACTAAATCTGTTAGAGTTACATTACCTATTAAGAGAGATATAGTTGAGATAAACGGAGAATCTTGGGAATTTACAGATGCTATGCGTCCGGGAAACTACAATGGAGAAACTATGAAAAAAGAATTAGTTGTAAATTCTGATGACGATATTGCTTATATTGCTAATCAATATTATAATCTTTTCCAGTTATTAATCGAAGTTTCAAATGAAGAAAACTCTAAAATTCCTTTTGTCTCTTTTAATCACATGCACTTCGACGATGTTGGGTGCTATTTTACTTTAGACAGCGCAGAATGGAAAATAAGTCCGTCTGAATCAATACAACGGTTGTTAGAACTAATTGATTCTGTGCCTAGTCTAATAGGAACTACTGAACAGCAATTCACAAAATTTAGGAATTTGATGAAAGAAAAATTAGGATCATTCTTATGAAAGTAGAAGACTTTTCTTATAAATTAGAGATTTACAAAAATGGTCAGTTAGTAAAAACCTTTGATTGTCCCTATGCGCTAATTAGTCCTTATGTTGAAAGATTAATGTATACTTCTTCTCCGTTTACTGTAAAAGTTATTCTTAATTCAGAAATACAAATTACCTTACCCCAATCAACATAAACCTTGTAAATTTCCATTCCGGATAGACAAATTCTTTACTACCTTCAAAGGCATATTCCGTTAATGGGTATGCCTTTTTAAATTCCTCAATTGACTCAGTTGTGATATGATGATCGTTGTGCGGCATATTGTTACCTTGTAATACAACACGAGTGCCCTTAGTTATACGATTAAACCAGTCCATACTCTCAAAATGTTCTGTGCTGGTGTTAATAATTAAGTCGCCGTACTGGCCTTCATAATTATTACAATCCTGTGTAAAGGCTTTGAACTTCCATTCTTGCCAAACCCAGTTCTCGTTGATCATGTCGGCAACTGCTTGACATTCTGGATCTATGTCCAAACTACAAATCTTATCAACGTTAAACTTGCCTCTACTTAATAGCAGGAATGCTGTAATGCCATACCATCCGCCGTAGATGTAAGTAAGACTAGATTGCCATTGTAACTTTTCAAGTTCTTCGCAAAGCCATATCTTACTTCCTATTTGACCGCTACTAAATGCGTCTTTATCGATTAACATATTTGTTCCTTAACCAAGTAAAGTTGTTGATCAAAGATATTTCCCCGTCTTCTTTGATAAATTTTTCCCCTGCCTTTGCTCCACTAACTGTGTATTCATCCCCAACAGTTGTCCACACATTTAATCTATGTTGTGTTTCGTCTGTGTTTTGATTAGAAATAATACCAGACGCTAGTTTAGCGGCTTCTCTAAAACCTGATCTCCAAGAGTTAAATGGGCTTGTATTAAATCTGTTTTCACTTATAACCTGATCAATTATTTTAACAGGACCTAGAGAAGTTGTAACGTCTATTCCTGGTTCTTTAGTAAATGCGTTTCTTGGTAATATCTTAACAGCACCGTTTCCGTATTCTAATCCATTAACAGGATTACGTGCTTTAAAGATATGTACATAGTTACGATCAAATATATTAGGAGTAAATTTAAAATCAAAGTCTAACACATAAGAATCAGCATCCACAACATAGAACATATCGGTCTTTGCTATAAAAGCCGCTGTCTTGTGTGCGTTATATATTCCTGTTACGCCAATAACTTTGCTTGCCCTAGGACATAATTCTTTTAATCGATTCCAGTTTTCGTCTGCGTTTGGCTCATCATACTGTATAAAAATTACATCAAGTTCTTTTGATAACTTAGGCATAACATATCCCATACGTTTGATACCTTTATCTCCTGTGTTAATTGTCCAAACACGACATCTTCCGTTAAAGAATATAGGATCGACGTACCATACAAGTTCGTGGCCAATATCTTCCGGCTGTAATTCATATACTAACGGATCAAATACTGCGGGCAAGTCTGTATTAAAAATCATAGCCGTGTCCTGGGAGGATTAGTCCATACTTCTTTAAAGAATGTGCTTTGCTCTGGACTTAAGGTAGTTATTGGTAATCCTAAATCTTGTAATGCTTCTCCATATCTCATAGCAGTATAATACGGATCGTTGTCTTTAACTAATTCAAACTGATAGTTTAAGTGTTCAAAGTCACGAACTTGTGTATAATCCCAATCAGTACAGTTAGCCATGTAGCATCCTAGCCGTGCGCCAAATATTGCCCACTGGCCGTGTTTAACATCGGATCCCACACTACACCAGATTAGCAGTCGTTGATAATTAATATTTGGAATTTGTGTTTTAGGATCTACTAAATTTTGTTTTAGTCCTTCAAGGAGTGTCATTTTTACACCTTCTCGAAACCCTGCCCTAAAGGCCTGTAAAGGAGATGAGTTAATGTTACTAATAGAATAACAATCTGTCATTTGTTGATAATTGTGCTCCCAACAAAAATCTACACGAGAACCAGCAAACAATGCCGCTTCGTGTGTACGCATATTATTAACAAATGTTTTAGTCCAGCACTTTAATCCGCCGTTGCCGTACATGAGACCGTTGATATTATTTTTCCCGCACCAGGATAGTTGTTTGTTTTTGTATTGCTGATTTTCAAAATCTATCACTAAATCAAAAAATGTAGGATCAACAATATTATCGGCATCAACTGTAATGAATCTTTCAGTATTACTCAGTTCTGCTGCAGCTTTGTGACAAGCATCGCTTCCTTTAACTCCGTGTACACGTTTAGCCCAAGGCGCCTTGTTCAACAAGTCTGCCCAGTTATGTTCGGCATTAGGCTCGTCATAGCTAATAAAAATACAGTCAATCTCTCCTAGAGTTTTGGGAGATAACACTTTTGGTATCACTTGTTTACGTGCTAGTTCGCCGTTGACTACTTCAAAGTCCTCTACTTTCCAGTATCCGGAATCAAAAGCAGATATCTCTACATCACTTAGTGTTATATTAAAATGCTCTTGATAATTCACTTACAATTCCTTTGTCTACATAGTGTAGTACACCTGTTTGTACATAGTTACCTATAATAACCTTACCTGGCTCTACAGTTAGGTTAACATGTTGTTTCCAATTTTCGCTGTACTTTGTCCAACCTTGTACCCCGGACTTCATGTGCGTAAACGTAGGATAGTCTAGGGGACTAAACGGTTGTATGGCCATTTGGTTACAAGCAATACCCATGGCAATATCTATGCTAGCCTTAGATTGGTATTGGGTATAAGTCCAATTACTCACAATATCGCCTATAGTTTTAAAGAATTCTTCTGCAATGGGATCCTTCTTAAAGTATGTAATAGCACAATAACATAACGGAAGTTCTGCCTTTACTCTAGTATTACGATACGGGGTATCAGTAACATAGTCGCCTCTATATGTTTTGACTTTGTTTGTTATGAGTAAAGGGAACTTAGCAAAGTGATCCCACCAATGGCTAACATCATTTAAGAACAGCATATCGGCGTCAAGTATAACTGTTTCATCAAACGGAGATAAGTCGTATGCGCGGGTTCTATTATACATTACATCACCATTGTTTCCCTGTATAAAGCACACATCGTTAACTGTAGACTGTGTTGCCTTGATGCTACGAGACAACAACTCTGCCATTTCGTTATAAGGACCTTGTGTGAATATTAAGTATCCTCTACTCATACGCCTAATTCCTTTTTAACGTAAGTCATTAGACTATGCTTGTTCATTATGTGGACATCTTGTTCTTCTATTTTAATAGTATTCTCTACTACAACTGCCCTATTGGACATTTTAACTGTATCTTTGTTAGTAGAATACCATAAGTTAATTGGTATAGAAGTAGCACCTAACTTATGTACAGCAATAGACCAAACATGATCGTTGCGTAGATATGTGTCACCTATTTTATATTCTAAGTTGTAGCTAGTATAGTTTTCTTTAATATGCTTACACAAATTAAAGAACTCTTTACTACGATCGTTCTTTTTAAAATAGAATAGTGTTGCCCAATAAAACTTAATACCGTATGGGGGATTGATGTATCTTAACCCAGGCCAATCTCTACCTAGTGTATCTGTACAATGCTCGCATACTAGATAGTCTTCGGAATTATTCCAAACAATATTGAGTCTATCTGACTGGATAGCAATGTCTGTATCTATAATAAGGGTCTCGTCATAAGGAGTTAGGTCGTACGCATCTGTCCTGTCTACATTCTTAAATGTAAGTGCGTCCTTTTTTTGTTCTGTTATGACTTCGGACAGTATGATCTTGTCAAACTCTTGTAAAGGGCTGATATTATATGTTTTGAGATTATCTATTGATTGCTGATCTGTGACAATAGATACTGGTACATTCAACCAGTGGTGTATTCTTCGGGCTTGCCAAACGGCAAGGAGGCTGTAGTGTATCTGCTCATTGTCGTGAGCAAATAAAAGAATCCCTTTTGTCATAGGTCCAATATAGAATCAACAGACCTTTGAGTTTTTAGAGTATTATATGCGGTACCGTATTCATTCAAGGCTGCGTAATAGACATTGTACACTTGTTCGTAAAAATAAACAATACCTTGTATAAAGATAGGGTTAGAATTCATATCCAAAACCCATTGAGATTTTTCTTTAATATTTGATAGCTGATTTAAAAATTCTGGAGTAATTAAAAACAACCCTCCGTTATGGGCAATAACACACTGATCCTTGAACTTTTGTTCAAGGACTATTATTTGTTGTGCTACTGTATCTCTGTAGTTCATATCAATACCAATATGATCCCTGAGGAGCAGAGAATGTCGGCGATGATTTTGTAATTGCACTTCCTGGGGTCCCTGAGGGCAAAGTACTAGCATTAGGTGTAAATGCGAACAAACTACCTCGGGTTGCGTAATTTATTTGAATAGCAGGAGTTACTCCGTCAGTGGTATAATTTACATCATAATCTTTTATGTTATAGAATATATCAATAATATTATTTCCGTTCCAAGTGAATGTAGCAGATGCCTCTATATGACGGCTTGATACATTGTATGGACTATAAGTACTAACTCCTTGAGTAGTAGCAGATATAACATACGAACCACTAGTATTACTAGAACCGCCCATACTATTCCACCAGGTATTCCAAGTAATAGCAATACCGTTTATTGCATTGATTACATAGATATACGAAGAATCTTTTGTTGTAGTTCCTGTTCCAGTACATACGATACTTGGTACTAGATATGCTCCTAGGTTAAAATAAGCAATTAACTCTTCCTTACTAGAAAACGTATATCGTCCTTGATATCTTTTTTCAACATATCCTGATGGATGTGAATCTGCGTTTCCTCCCCAGGGCGCACTAAACGAAGCATCGACATACGTTTGTGTTAAGAAAGGATAATCATACCCAAATTTAGCAGGTACTGCATACTTTACTTGTGTGTAAGCATCTCCGTCGGCAGCATTAACAGCATTTTGATAGGTAACAACGTTAGCCCATGTTATAGTGTCTCCTTTAACCGGAGAAGTTATACTAGGAACAGCACCTGTTTGCCACCAACGAGCTGTGTTAATGTCTGCTTTTAAATTTTCCCATTCGTCTTTTTTAATAAGTTGATGAACAGCTACATCACTACTAACTGACAAACTAGTGTTATATCCGTATCGATTTTGTGCCGCCGAAGGACCAAGAATCTTGCCCATTGTTCTTCTCATAGCATTATATTCTTCTGCTAGTATGGTTGTATACTGTGCCATTTCTATTCCTTATCAATCTAAAATAACTGGCAATATTTTTGTTATAAATGTACCAGTTGATGTTTGTGTAACTGTAGTTTTTACTTTAGGAATAACATTTTCTCCTGTTATAAACCCGGAAGTATAATTTTTTTCAAATAAAAATCTTTCTCTACCATCACCAAGATCTTGCCTATCCCACGGTCCAAGTCCTTCTAAGATATTTTCTTTTGCGGCTATTTCGTCTTGTCTCAATGTTACTTTAAAAATTGGACTTGTTTTAAATAGTTCGTCTGACAGGTCTTTCCAATATCTGATCCAAACTCCAGATCCTTGAACTCTTTCGATAAATGCTACTCCTACCTCTAGATGTAAAAATACATTCGCTGATTCTTGTGAAGCAAGGTAACACATTCCGCCTAACCATGTACCATCTTGATCAAACAAACTAGCTCCGGGACCCATGGTGCCGGCATAGTCCTGACTTTCTGACATTAAATCTAGAAATGATACTTTTTCTTCAAGCGTCATTGGTTTTACGTAGTAATCTGACATATATTATCCTAATGTTTAATTGATATTTATCTAGGAGTTTAAACCCTAAAACTTTCCCCACACCCGCAACGATCTCGTTCATTTGGATTCTTAAAATCAAATCCTTCATTTAACCCGTTGCGTACCCAGTCAATAATCATCCCGTTTAGGTAAACTTGACTCTTGGCATCTACCAATACTACAAAGTCTTTTTGGGCATAATTTGTAATACCCACTTCATGGGTGTATTCGTCTACATATTCTAACACATAGGCAAGCCCCGAGCAACCGGTTGTGCGAACTCCTATCCGAATTCCTACACCTTTACCACGTTTTTTTAATTGTCCAACTATCTTCTTATAGGCTTGCTCTGTGAATGTAATCAT